TTTACAACATTAGTGTCTTCAGGTACGGTATCAGCCTCAGGTGGCGATAGTGGTAATTGGAATACAGCATATGGATGGGGTAATCACGCGTCTGCTGGTTATGCAACTGGAAGTTCTCCATGGTCAACAACCGGTAGTGACATTTATTATACCACCGGCAACGTTGGCATTGGAACTACGAGCCCGGGATCTTACAAACTTAATGTAAGTGGTGATATTTATTGTAATGATATTAGTACTGCAGATATAAATATGAGTAATGATAGAGGGGATTGTCCTGCCAATGAAATAGATGGTACTAGAGGTTCATGGTCTTTTCAGGAAGGATCCGACAATATGTATTTAATAAATAGGAAGAGCGGTAAACGCTATAAATTAATGTTAGACGAGGTTTAATATGACAATAACATTTCGAGGAACATCAAGTCCTCCATCTACCGCCGCAGGAAAAGTATATTTTAATTCTACCTACGGCTCCCTTCAAAATTACAGTGAAATGGGCGATACAAGTGCATGGCGAGCCGTTGCAGACACAGGCAATGATCAAGGATGGGAGGGGTGGCAAATGAGAGTTGTTTACACCCAAGGATATATGATGGGTGGATATAGAAGTTCTAGTCCATGGAAAAATGTTAATAGAACTGTTCATGCAACTGATGTAACTACAAACTTAGGTGATATAATGGATGTAGCTGGAGCATATTGTACAGGTGGATTTAGCGATACCAGAGGATATATGTATGCATCTGATAATTCTTTCCCTGGTATAACTAGTCATTGCTCTGCTATGGGACTTTTTACAGAAACTGGTGCTACTATGAACGGATATTTGACAGATAATAAAGATGACATGGGACAATTTCAACATCATAATAATACAAAAGGATGGTGTTATGCAGGAAACGCAGATGATATTTGTAGTCATACATTTTCTACAGATTCATTTTCACATATAGGTAATTATAATAGTGATAATCATTGTGCATCTAATTGTTATGGAGACGGAAAATCAGGTTATATGCCGAAAGGCTCTTATAAGATGCAAATGGAATCCGAAACTGTCGGAACAATGGTTAATGTAGTTGGATCGCAAACTCATTCTAAGGCTTTGCCAACTAAACATTATAGATTTTATGTTGAAAATAACGGTAATAGTACATCTACCAATCAAGTTTACCGCTATAACGTAGTTACTGATACTAATGGGGTGAGTCCAAATTTTAAACCATGGACCGGAGGTGAAACAAATTATGAACAAAGCCAAAATCATGGATATGGATTAGGACATTGTGGCATTGGATGTCAATCGAACCATTCATTTAAAACATATTTTTTCACAGATGCTCATGTTGCCGGCGGTACAACTATGGAACCAAAAGGACATCCCGGCGCATCATCGGGCGGCAATGCATCTAGGACTGCTTAATGTATATTTTATATAAAGAACCTGGCCAATTTTTAGGAACGGTAATACCAGTATATACGTGTGACGGCCGTCAAATCTGTCAAGTTGAAGATGATACATTTAATTATCTTAAAGGTAATGTAAAAGTATTAGATGATCTAATGGTAAGGAAAGGTGCTCCAAATTACGGCAAAGTAAACATTAAATATTATACTAATGGTTTAGATAAAAGTGATTTAGATTATCAGACTTCTTCAGTATGGACTGATGACGTATTTAATACAAAAATGCATAGAGACTATACGGATGCTGAATTTGAGGCGGCTATAGGATTACAAAAAATTATACTAACAGCAAATGTAGAAGATGTTTTTGATGTTAGATTTCAAACGTTATCAAAAAATAAACCTGAAATGGAAGCATCTACATGGCCAGCCCAATCAAAGGAAGCTAATGCTTACAAAGCAGATAATACAGTAGATACTCCAGTTCTTACGAAATTAGCAGAAGCAAGAAGTTTAACAGTAGCCGCTTTAGCAGATAAGATAATAACAAAAGAAGCTGAATATAATATTGAGGTAGCTGAATTATTGGGTCAACAACAAAAACTTATAGATGAAATTAAAGCATGTACCCAAATTTGGGAGCTATTAAAGTGGAATGAAGATAATTTTGGTGTCCAAGCTCCAATTGCAAATATTAAGGAACATTGGCCCGATATGATAGATGAAAATAATGTTCGTAAGGCACCTGTAGAACATAGCATAAAGTTTTAAAAATAATTAAAAATGACAATTAATAATATTATGATCGTAGGTGGAGGTTCCTCTGGTTGGTTAACAGCCGCATATCTATCAAATAATTTACCCCCTAATCTTAAAATAACGTTAATCGAATCATCTGAAATACCGACAGTTGGAGTAGGCGAAGGTACACAACCTTTTACTATGCCTTTTTTAAAAGAGTGTGGACTGGAACCAACTGATTGGATGAAACATACAGATGCAACATACAAGTATGGAGTTGAACTTATAGGATGGGGTAATGATCCAGTATTCATAGATAATGATACTCAAGAAATGGCAGTATTGGGTCCTAATATTATGTTCCATAATTATTGGTTGTCTAAAAAGCATAGTGCAAAAGAATATATTAATTCTATGCCTGCATATATTTTAGCAAAGCATAACAAAGCACCAAAAGCAAATCATCCTGATTTAGATTTTACACCAGGATATGTTGAACAATCATGGGATGCGGTTCATTTTAATGCTTATGATATTATTAGTACACTTAAAAGCCATTGTAAAGATAAAATAAATTATATAGAAGATTTAATTGTAGAAGTAATAACAGATGAACAAGGTGTAACAGGATTAAAAACAGAAAACAACGGCATATTAACAGCAGATTTATATATTGATTGTTCAGGATTTGACTCTTTACTTTTAGAAAAATCATTAGGTGTTAAATTTATTCCTATAGATGATATATTGCTATGTAATAGGGCTGTTGCTATTCCAAAACAATATACTAATAAAAAAGAAGAAATGCATCCTTATACTAAAGCAATAGCAATGGATGCAGGATGGCGTTGGACTATACCTACCTATTCTCGCATTGGTAATGGATATGTTTATTGTGATGATTTTATTTCATCTGAAAAAGCAGAAGAAGCATTAAGAAAAAGCATTAACGAATGGAGTGCTCCTGCTAATCATATTAAAATGAAAACAGGTATTCATGAACACATAGCATATAAAAATGTATATGCTATTGGATTATCAGCCGCATTTGCCGAACCACTAGAAGCTACCGGTATAACATTTACAACTACAGCTATTTCAAATCTTGTTCAAGTGCTTAATAATTCTAATGGCCAATGGAATGATGATATAAGAAATTTTCTAACAAACAAATATCAGGTAATGGTTAATGAAATTGTTAATTTTTTATTTTTACATTATAAACTTGCACCTAAAGATGATACACCATTTTGGAAAGCAACGAAAGATATACCTTATTCTAGCGGTTGTCTTCCTGGTGTTGGAGTAAAAAACGTATTAGATAAATTTGTTCCGAATCCTCCCAATATCCTTATGGAACATGGATATTTTGAAATGTTTCATGTTGGACAATGGTTTTCGTTACTATATGGATACGGATTATATAATCAATATAAATATAATATAGATGAACGTATTATAAATTATGGCCGGTGGGTTAATACGATGTATAAAGACAGAACAAAACACGCCCTTAACCTTTTTCCCAATCAATATGAATATTTAAAGGAATTATATGGATGAAACAAAATTTGACAAGTTTGATAAAAAACTTATAGACTATGCAATGGATGTTCCGGAATCATATTCGGCATTTCAAATGGTTAATTTTGTAATTAATACTCAAGTAGGAGACTTTAAGAGATTAAAACAATACTTCTTAGAGATTTCTACTAGAGAACAAGCACGAATGATACAGGACCTTGCTTGTAAACAAAATGAAGTAGATATAATAGAAAAAGAGGAAAGATTAAAAACTGATGAACTTACTAAACACGAGAGAGCTTCATTAGAACTAGAACTTATCAGAGCAAGATACGATCTTCGTATTAATGTTAAAAAACTCAAGCAAGCTACATTGGAATTAAATGTATTATTAAAGTCAGTTAAAGACATATATGGAGATATGGATAAGATTCAAGAATATCTTGAAACAAATAATGAAGAAAAAGAAAGACATTATTGGATTTCAAGAATGTCAAAACAAGCGGCAATAGACATAGTATGTGAAGGATCTATAGGTTTGGGTAATATGGATGCTATAGTTGGAATGTCAGAAAAAGATCAAGTACTAACACTAGTGGCCGCTCTTCAATTTTCTGGAAAAGTTAGTGATGCAATGAAAAAAATTGAGGAGCATGTTAACGAAAATTATGCTCAACTAGTAGACAACCAGCCTGGCTTGGAACATTCCGCTATCCAGTCCGTTTTAGCAGAAAAATTACTAATTGAAGGAGGTGAGGCGGAGTTACCACCCTCTGAGTCTAAGGTTGAAGGAGAACCCATAATATGACACATAAAATAGTTAATATATTTCCAACTCCAATATATGTCGCGAAGAGGGAAACGGAAGCAACTACTTCTGAGCTAGAAGATATTAAAAGTATTATCGAGAGGGCAAGTGAATATGATACTCATTGTCGCGAACCTTCACTACATAAACATATAATCTCATCCCGTAAAAATACTCATATTTTTGATACGAAGTTAAATAGTCTTAACGAATTCTGTAAACAGCATATTAACACTTATGTTAACGAAATTATAAGTCCTAAAAATACAGAGTTAGATTTTTATATAACACAATCATGGTTAAACATAGTCCATCCAGGCGAAAGTCATCCGGTACATTGTCACACAAATAGTCTTATAAGTGGTATATTTTATGTATCGACTGTAGAAGGTGATGCGATTCAGTTTTATGATCCCGGCTCACTCATGAAAAATAGAACAGAAATTGAAATGTTAGAAGCCACTATTTGGAATGCCCCTGTCCAGAATTTAAATATTCATAAGAATGAACTTATTTTATTTCCAGCGTGGTTAGGACATGGTGTGTCAGGAAATGCAAGTGCCACTACTGATAGAATTTCTTTTGCTTTTAATGTTTTTGTAAAGGGGTCTATTGGCGAAGAAGCTAGGATGACAGAATTGGTTTTATAATATGAAAGAAGAATATCAAGATTTTATAGGAATATTTGATGGTAGTGTTCCGTTGGAATTATGTAATGAGTTCGTGAAGAACTATCAAATAGCCAAGGAGAACAGAACATTTATAGACCTCTCTAAGGAAAGTAAAATTGGTTGGGTTGAACCACAATATACGTTTATCAAACGAGATGAAACTGCAATTGTAACTCCTGTAGTAGCTTCCCAATTGCCGTATCCAGATTGTAAGGGATATTTTGAATTTTTACGTAAATGTTATGTCTGTTATAAAGAAAAATATAGTATAGAGTTTGGGGGACCAATTTTTAATGATATTTTTAAGATTCATAAGGTTAGAAAGTCTGAAGGATTCCATCAATGGCATCATGAAAGAGCAAAACCTGAACACGTAGAACGATTATTGGCATATATGACCTACCTCGAGGTTCCGACCAAAGGGGGGGAAACTGAATTTCTTCATCAATCGCTAAGAGTTGATCCAGTTGTTGGAAGAACTCTAATATGGCCAGCCGGTTTTACTCATATGCATAGAGGTAATCCACCTTTAGAAGGAGAGAAGATGTACATAACTGGTTGGTTCACATCACCAAGAGTAGATTTATCATGACTATAAACAAAATATTTAGTGTCCCGCTCAATCCAAAATTGACGGAGTATCAATTTAGTAATTTTACTGAATTTCTTAAAACACATAAAGATTACATATACGACCTATATTTTACTTGTCGTATGCCTCCTTTTATGCAAGATGCTATGGGGGATGTGTTTAGGTCTAGTGATGATCATTATACAGTAATAGATCAGGCACTCCATTTATCAAAAGAAACAGGTATTCCGTTATCTGCAACTTTTAATAATACATTGGTTAGACCAACCCAACAAAATTTAGATTTATGGATTAGTAATTTTGAACAGTTATACGTAACCGATGTAATTTCAAGTGTTACTATTCCTCATACTCATTGGGTAGCAACAAGAATAATTCAAAATAAATTTCCTAATTTAAAAATTAAAAATACAATTTTACGCAACGTTACTGAGCCACGTGAAGTAGTGAAGCTGGGAGAAGCAGGGTTTAACTATGTTAATTTAGATCGAGATTTAATGCGTGATCTTGATAAGTTAAAAGAAATGAAACGCGCTAAAGAATATGCCGGTGTTAAGTTATCATTGTTAGCAAACGAAGGATGTCTTGGTAATTGTCCTATGATGGATGAGCATTATGAATTTAATAATTCACGAGATGATGGTCCTCAGTATTTTTCTGATCCTATATCAAGAGTTTCTTGTCCAAAATGGGATCACGAAGATCCATCTACTCCGTTAAAAACAGCAGATTTCCCTCCATGGAGAGAAGATTGGGATGAGTTATTACAGTATGTCGATGTAATTAAAATGCACGGCAGAGAATCATCAAACAGATTAAATGATACTATGCATATAATTAAAAATTATGCTGAAGGTAAGGAAATATTATTTGATACATTTAATGAATATTTAGAGAATACTAATTTAAAAGATGCCCCAATAAATGTTTGGCGAGAAAAAATAAAAACATGTAAATTTGAATGTTGGGATTGTGGCTATTGCGATAAAGTATATGATAAAAAATCTGGAATGGAATATGATCCAAAAATAACATTAGTAACTAGAGAACTGGTAGATTCAGTAGATAAAAATGTTGAAATTGATATTCCTGGACTGACCTCTCAACGTGTTTTAAACCTTATAAATGCGCTAGCAAAAAACTCTAATCATTATTTTGAAGTAGGTTCATTTCATGGAGCCACAGCTTGTGCAGCACTATTGAATAATAATATAAAAATAAGTTGTGTTGATAATTGGCAAAATACAATACAACCTATGAGAGAAGATATAAAATTACCTGAAACTTCTAAGGATGAGTTTGTTAAAAATATAAAAAAGTTTAAAAGACTTAATAGCGATCAAGGACTTTTTATTAAATTTATTACAGTATTTGATTGTGATTTATTTAATGCAAATATAGATGAAATTAAAGATATAGATTTATTTTTTTATGATGGGCCACACGACCTTGAGTCAACACGAAAAGCAATTTTATATTATAGCAAAGCATTTGCTGATACTTGTATTTGTATATTCGATGATGCTAATTGGGACGGAGTCGTACAGGGTGCAGATGAAGGAATAACTCAGGCAGGATTAAAATTATTATATGAGAAAAAGATATTAAATGCGGAAGAAGATTCTAAAGGTTGGTGGAACGGATTGTACATAGTAGTGGTTAAAAAATAATATGATTTCATTTAATCTTAAAAGTAGATATCATTATAAAAAAGATAAGGATAATAAAGATATTCTTACTGATGAGAATGGCCAAGAGCAAGTAATGATGGAATGGGAAAAGCTATATATGGAAGCCGTGATTGAAAAATTAAATCCATCCGGTGATGTATTAGAAATTGGTTTTGGTCTTGGTTATTCAGCTAATGCCATACAAAAATTTGATATAAATTCTCATACTATTATTGAAGCAGATAAGAATGTATTAAAAAGATTAGAAGAATGGGCGCCCCATCAAAAACACAAGGTTAATATTATAGAAGGATGTTGGCAATATAGGCTACCTTCGATGATTCAAAAATTTGATAGTGTTTTCTTTGATGATATTGATCATCCAGATTATCCATCTTCCTCTCGGTATCAGAATTTTTTATACTTTTATCAACAGATAGTCCAAAAAAATGTAAAAAAGAGAGCAAAATTAGCTTGGTTTTTTAGTGATGATTTTCTGGTTTTTCCTTGTTCAGTTTTTATGAGGTGGGATATGTATGAATTTATTACAGATATTCCAGAAAGTATAACAAACCGTGGTTATGAAAAGCCAAAACAAATGTTATCAAGACAGAAAATATATATCCCAATTATTACTTTTAATGCAGATAGTTCAGAGATGGGCGGGTATGCCTTTAAGATAAAGTAAGGTATGGAGTTATATTTTATACCAAATTTATTTGATGAAGATGAATTAAAAATTATAGATGACGCAATTAGCGATGATCAATGGGAGCAGGCCGGAGTTGGATATCTGACACAGAAGCCAGAAGCTCGTAGCACAAAAATTAAATGGATTGAGTCTGAAATTTTAAATAAAAAATTAGGCCAATCTTTTGAAGATGCTAATAAAATTTATAATTTTCAAATTACAGAACTATCTGATATAGGAATATTAAAATATAATGTTGGTGATTATTATAATAAGCATATTGATATGGCGGGTGCGGCTGATATGAAGGCCGGATTTCCTAGTAGAAAACTTTCATTAATTGTACCGTTATCAAATGATTATGAAGGAGGTGATACACTTTTTCACAAAGAAGCAGAGCCAATTCTTATGAAAAAAGAATATAATACAGGAACATTTTTCCCCTCATACGTATTGCATGAAGTTACCCCAATAGAAAAAGGTACAAGATATAGTTTAGTAGCATGGGCACTTGGAGATCCATTTAAATGAAAATTAAAGATAATTGTTTGTCATTAGATAATTTTAAAAAAATAACTGATTTAATATTAGGTAATAAGTTTTTTCAAATTCCTTGGTATTGGAATCCGTTAATTGATTATGCTGATGAAACTGAAAATCCAGTCAAATTTCAATTCATTCATCTATTTTATGACAATTCTCCTCTTTACGTCTCTCCATATATGGAACAATTAAACCCTATACTTGACATAATACAACCAATATCAGTATATCGGATAAAAGCAAATTTACTTACGATAACATCAAATATAATTGAAAATAAATTTCATATGGATATGAATAACATACCAGATGAAAAAATAAAACAATGGACAACTTCTATATTTTATGTAAATACGAATGATGGTTATACTGAATTTGAAGATGGTACAAAAGTTGAAAGTGTTGCAAATAGAATGGTCACATTTCCAACCAATTTAAAACATCGTGGAACATCATGTACAGACGAAAAAAGAAGAGTTGTCATCAATTTTAATTACTATAGTAAAACATGAAAATACATAACATATTTCCGATCTCAGTCATGGAATTTAAAATTCCACTCGATCCTAAAAAAATTAAAGAAGATTTAGACAAGTATAAAAATATAATGGAAAGGCCTCCGTTATTTATCGGTGACGGAGATGGTATTAGTTCGTATAGTCCTAAATTTAGTATATTAAAAAACGATGAGTTTAGCTTATTAATAAAAGAATTTGAAAAATGTTTAGAAGAATATACAGAACTAATTGGATTAACAGAAGTCAAAATTAGTAATAGTTGGGTTAGTATTATGAATAAGAATGTAGGTATAAGAGAACACAGACATCCCGGAAGTGTTGTTACTGGTGCATATTATCCAAAAAAACCTACAAATTCTGTGGAATTAACATTATCTAATCCTGTGCAACCATACAAGATGTGTGAACTGTATGACAAATATACAGGATATAATACTGATGTAGGATTTATTCCAACACAGGAAGGATATTTGTATTTGTTCCCGAGTTGGTTAGAACATGGAACAAGTTTAAATACCACCGATGAAAGATATGTTATAAGTTTTAATACAGTACACAAGGGATACTATCTTGCTATGCTTTCTAATGAATATTCTAATAAGACTGGAGGAAGAGAGTGATGGAGTGGCATAAAATATTAAATTTATTAATCACAAATCAATGGTATGTATTGTACCTTGCCTGTATAATGGTCATGTCAGCATATGTGCAACGTAATGGTCTTATTTATCCTCTATTAAACAAATTAACAGTATTTGTTCCGTCTAATAGATTGTTT